AAGGCGACGCCACCCCGGCACGCACCACCACGGGGTCGGCGCCGTTGCACGGTGGGTGTAGCTCAGCTGGTAGAGCACCTGGTTGTGGTCCAGGATGTCGCGGGTTCGAGTCCCGTCACTCACCCCACTTTCACACGACGCCTAGCTGCGAGAACGCGGCTAGGCGTCTTTTTTCGTCTCCCCGTGGCCACACGGGTGGCCATACCGGCGCACCCGAAAGGCCCCTACGGTCCCCTCTCATGGCGAGCATCAGAAGGCGCGTCCGCAAGGACGGCACCACCGCGCACCAGGTCCGATGGCTGGAGGGCGGCCTCCGCGGCGGCATCCCCGAATCCGAGGTCTTCGACTCCGAACCGGAGGCCATCCAGTTCAAACTCCTCGTGGACGCCCACGGCCAGCACTGGCCTCCGGGGTGGATCAAGGGCGAGGGCTTCGTCCAGCCGAAGACCGCCGAGGAGAACAGGGCCGTCGTCACCTTCGACGTCTGGGCCGAGAGGTTCGTGGACACCCTGACCGGGGTGGAGGTCCGCACCCGTCACGACTACCGCCGCGACATCCGCAACCACTTCCTCCCCACCTTCGGCAGCAAGGACATCTGCAACGCCGACGCGATCACCCCCACCGACATCAAGCGCTGGGTGAATGCTCTGGAGGCCGGGGAGCGCGACAAGAAGAACAGGGAGGAGTGGATACGCAGGCCGGTCAGCGCCAAGACGCTGGCGAACCTCCACGGCCTGCTCTACGGGATCTTCCAGGCCGCGGTGGAGGCCCAGCCGCCCCTCCGTACCTCGAACCCCTGCGCCCGTACCCGGCTCCCCCGCACGGACGCCGGGATCGAGGACGAGATGACCTTCCTCGAACGGGAGGAGTTCGCCCTCATCCGGGCCGCCGTAAAGGACATCTGCAAGGGGGACGCCCTCGACCTGGTCGACTTCATGGTGGGCACCGGGCTCCGCTGGGGTGAGGTGTCCGCGCTCCAGGTGCGCGACATCAGCAGGCGGGGCAACCACACCGTGCTCCGTGTCCAACGGGCCTGGAAGCGCCAGGAGGACAACGTCTTCGTGCTGGGGAAGCCGAAGACCCGGAAGTCCCGTAGGACCGTCGTGCTGTCCCCTGCCCTCGTCGAGATCGTCGAGCGCAACCGCGAGGGGAAGAAGGCGGAGGACTTCGTCTTCACCACGGTCACCGGCAAGCCGTGGCGGCACGCGAACTTCCTGTGCCGGCGGTGGCAACCGGCTGTGGAGAAGGCCCAGAAGGCGGGGCTCACCAAGAAGCCCCGCCCGCACGACCTTCGGCACACTCACGTGTCGTGGCTGATCGCGGCGAACGTGCCGCTGCCCGCGATCCAGGCCCGGCTCGGTCACGAGTCGATCACGACGACCGTCGATCGATACGGTCACCTTGTGCAGCAGCTCGACGACGAGGTGGCCGCCGCGGTGGAGGCCGCCATGACCGGGGAACGGCAACGGCTCCGCGTAGCGTAGGGAACCTCCACCGACCTGTCCTGAACGCCCTACACACGGGTTCTGAGTGTGATAAGCGAAGCCCCCGACCGGAGTTCGGTCGGGGGCTTCGCTGTGCGGTCAGCCTGCTCGGCGTCGCCGGGCCCTGGACGGGACCAGTCCGGGCACCGGCACGACGGCGGCTGTAGGAGGGGCGGGAGCCTCCACCGCGGGGGCGGACGAACGGACCCGGCAGATCTGGATGATCGCGGCCACGTCGCTGTCCGAGAAGAGCACCTGACGGCCGATCTTGAGGTGCGGCAGTCGGCCGATGTTCCTCCGCAACCACCATGGCGAGGGCTGCCGGAGGATCCGGGCGACCTCCTCACACGTGCGGAGGATCGGGGTCTCGCTCAGTTCGCCGGCCATCAGAACCCCAGCAAGTCGTGGCGGATGGCGACCCAGTCCACCAGCAGCTCGAAGGCGTCACGAGAGATGCCGTCGCGGACCTGCTCCAGGGTGTGCCGGTCGTCGTCACTGAAGCCCTCCTGGGGGCCGTACAGCAGCTCCCGGGCCCAGTCCCGCAAGGCCATACCGGAGGGATCGTCAGCGGCGATGTCCTGGGCCTCGTCGTGGAACGAGCCGTCGTTGCAGAGCCAGGTGCTGATCGCGTGCGTGGCGAAGTCCTCCATCAGACGCTTCCCCTCAACCACTCCGAGCGGCTGTCGAAGGCGAGGTCACGTCCCTCGCGGGATGTGGTGAACGCGTCGATCGCCTCGGCCTCCGAGCTGATTGCGACGAGCTGCGGCACCGAGGTGAACGGGTCGGCGTAGCTCCAGGCGATGAACCACCGGTCGCCCGCGCAGAAGATCCCGACCCGGTCACCGGAGGTGGTCTCGTAGACGCCCCGGCATTCGAACTCGCGCTGCACGATCCGCACTCCCGATTTTTAAATCCTGCGGCCCCCAAGAACGGACGCGGCCCCCTCCCGTGAGGGCACGGGAAGGGGCGTCGCTGGAGGGGAGAGTAGCGCGGCTCGGGTTATTTTCCCAACGCTCGATATGTACTCCGGGAATTCCTGGAGTAGGCCTCAGTGAAGGCCTCGGCCTGGAGGTTCAGGGCCAATTGGGCACGACGCTCGTCAGCGCCGTCGAGAGCGAGGATCGCGGCACATTCGGGATTCCCTTGCCCCCTCAGCTCGTACGCCCGCCTGAGGCCCTGCTGGAGGCCGCGTGGGGTCAGCCCGAAGCCGTCGCCATCCTCGGTTAGGCCGTACTCGTCGAGCAGCTCCTGACGTTCGTCGGGAGTTACTGAGCGCCCCTCAGCGCCTCCCCGCGCAGGCGCAGCAGCTCCAGCACCTCGGGGCTCTCGGGGTCCATGGCGGCGAGCAGGTCCCGCTCCTCCTCCGGCGCCTCCTCGATCAGCTTCTTCACCAGGTGCTGCGGGGCCTCCTTGGCGGCCACAGTCAGCTCCCACCGTCCGTCCCTCCGCAGGACGCCGGTGCGGTCCCGCTCCTGCACCTCCTCGGCGTGGGATGTGGGCCGCTTGCGGACCTTCCCCGGCCCCGGAGGGAAAACCGCCTCCACCTCTTCGGGAGTCGGCTCGCTCTCCACGGGCTCCGGAACGGCCGCGGGAGGGGCCTTGACCGGCAGGGGCTCCTCCACGACCTCGGGAGAGGGGACCGTGACCTCGGCCTCCTCCGGGGCTCTCGGCTCGTCGGCCACCACGGGGACAGCAGGGGGCTCCTGGGGCTCCGTCACGACCTTGGCCGCCTCCAGGACCGACACGGTCACCGTGGGCGCCCTGGAAGCATCCAGGGCCTGCGGAGCGCTGCCCCGGCTACGGCCCTGCTCCACCAACTCCCGCAGGAGCGCCGCCTGCTCCCGGAGGAGGTCGACCACCTCGGAACTGGTCTGCGCACCTCCAGACACCCCAGGTGACACATCCTGGCGTGCCACCGGCACGACATGTGCCAGCACCGTGCCGTTGTGGGTGAGGGCGACGGTCTCCCCCACCTTCAGGGCTGCCACCACCTCGGCGCTCTTCCGGCGCAGGTCGGTGATCGAGTAACTGTCCATTTCCATACGTGCCAAAATAGCACGTAGCACGTGCTACGTGCGGGCTAAGCACGTACATCGTGCTGCACCCGAACCGAGAAGGTGGTGTCGACACGGATTCGAGGGCGCGCTTGTACATGCGCGCCTATGCGCCTCAATATGCGAGGTCAGGCCCAATCGTGGATGCAAACCACGGTTGAGCCCGATGCATACACGCGCCCGCACGTGCGCCGCATGTGCTAGCACAGCACACATGCCGTGCTCCGCACCATCACCCCGAGGTCGCCTGCCGGGGCTCCTCGTCCTCGATCGGCGACCACTCGGGGCGGAAGTCGGGGTGGCCGGCGTAGGCCGCGACCAGTTCGTAAATCACGGGTCGGCGGCGCCTCACCCACCCGTTGATGATGGCGCGACCCACCGGGGAGCGCTCCGACTCCTTCAGCTCCCGCTGCGGCTCATGCACCCAGTCCAAGAGCCGCCACTTCGCCTCTACGTCGGCCAGGACCCGGTCCCGGAGCTTCGCCACGCCCTCGTTCTTGCCGGGCCTCAGCGCCCGAGCAGCCGCTTCATCTTCGCGAAGACGGGCCTTGAGGAACTCCTCGGCGACCTCAAGATCTTCTCGTCGCACGTCGTTCTCCCCCTCTACCTTCAGCGCTGAGGGGCCATCATCCGCTTCCGCATCTCCGCCAACCAAGTCTGCTGGCCCACTTCGGACATAGCCGCGAACGCCTCCTCCTGGGCGCTCAGGGGCCGCTGACGGGCCGCCACCGCCAGGACGGACTCCCGGGCCGGCTCGGCCTCCACAGGGGCGTCCAGGGCCTCCGGGGAGTCCGGCGCTGCCCCCGCCTCGGCCTCCTTGGCGGCGAGCAGGTGCTCGTGGAGCTTCAGCTCGTCGCCCTCCTCGACCAGGGCCGCCCAGACCGGATCGGCGTCGGCCGGGAGGGGGTTGGCCGCGAGGTACTCGTCCCGCTTGGCGTTGGCGGTCGAGTGGAGATAGGCGGTGTACCCGGCCGGAGTCCCCCGACGAGCCGAAGTCGCCTGGACCTTCATGTCCCTGGCCTGACGGGCCTTGCGGATCAGGTCGTCCGTCCAGCAGGTCTCCCACCCGTCGCCGGACTTCCGGAAGGTCGACGCCCACCGGATCTCGTAGACGATCGAGCGGCCCTCCCGGATCTTCCCCACCAGGAACGGATTGATCCCCCTCATGCGGGCCAGGAGGTCCTGGGCTCCCCGCTTCGAGAGGCCCAGGAGGGCCGCCACGTCATCCGTGGAGAGCACGACGTCCTCCAGCCCGCACAGAACGGCCAGGACCCACGCCCGGCGCCCCAGGGATCGCACAGCGGCGTTCTTGGGCTTCTCCCCCTCGATCTCGGTCCAGAGGTCCAGGCCCGGGTCGAGGGCCGTCAGGACGTACCCCCGGTCATGGGTTCGGTTCAGCTCGTCCAGGGTGGAGAGGGTCTTCATCCCCTGGTCCAGGGCCTCCTGGGCCCTCTCGCCGATAGGCGCACTCAGGGGCGCATTACCCGTTGAGAAGTTGATCTTTCCCTCCTTCTTGTCCAGGAGAGAAAGGGAGGGGTTGGAGGGGTTGGAGAGTTTCAATGAGGTACTGCGCCCCTGAGTGCGCGTATCGGAGTACCGCACCTGCATGCTCTCCCGGTCCTCGGCGAGGGGGGAGGAGACGCCGCGGGTCCCGGTCCAGAGGTAGCCGGCCGCCGAGGTGCCGCCGTTGGGGCCGGTGATCTCCCGGACGGTGCGACTGGTGTTCCCGGACCACCGGGCCAGCCCACGAGTCCCGCAGATGTACGGGCGGGTGATGACGGTCCAGGCGATGGCCATCTCGCACGAGACCTCGGAGCGACCCACGGAGCGCCTGGCCAGCTCGACGAGGTGAGCGGAGTTGATCTCTCGCTCGGAGTCCTGGAGACCGGTCTGGTCGAGGGGGCTGCTGGCGGTAGTGTTGGAGGGCAACGTGATGCTCCCGGGTCTTGGCGGATAGGGGGCACCGGTCCGACCGAGGATGCAACTCCTCCCGGACCAGCTCGGGATTCTAAAATCGATCCCGCCAACGAGGCCCCCGGTGCTCGCCGGGGGCTTCGTCACGTTCGGGGTCAACGATAACGCCCCGCCACCCCCTCGGCGAGCACCGGAAGTTACTCCCAGAATTCTGGGTGTATTCCTTACTCCAGGAATTGTTGGAGTAATCTTGAGTTCCAACTGAGGCCGCCTGAATGGCGATTGGTCCAGCATTTCGGTGGTATTGTGGATGCATCGCTTGAGGCGATTCTCCTGCCAGAGATCCCAGCTCAAAGAACCCGGCCGACAAGCCGGGACGGACTGACGTTGGGAAGCAAGATGCGCACCATAGTCGCGAGGGTGGACCTCTCCACCGGCTCGCTCCAGACCGTGCAGAACAACGGGCAGACGCACGTCGTCTTCAAGCCCGCCGTCGAGGCCCTCGGCCTCGACTACTCCAGCCAGCTCAAGCGCCTCCGCCGCCAGCCGTGGGCCTGCGTGGTCGTTACGACCATGCAGCTCCCTGGCGACGTCCAGGCGCGCGACGTGGTCACCGTCCCCGAGGACACTTTCACCATGTGGGCGGCGACGCTCCAGGCGAGCCGACTGCCCGAGGAACTGAGGCCGCACCTGGTGGCCTTCCAGGTGGAGACCAAGTGGGCCATCCACGACTACTGGAGGGCCAAGGGCCAGGCCATCCGGCCCCAGGCGTCTCCCGCCCCCCAGATCCCGGCGACCTTCGCCGAGGCCCTGCGACTCGCGGCCGACAAGGCGGAGGAAGCCGAGGCCCTGGCGGCCAAGCTGGTCGCCTCCCAGGCCCAGGTGCGGGTGTTGGAGCCGCAGGCCGAGGTCGCCAGGGCGATCGGAAGCTCCGAGGGCATCAGCCTCAGCCGCTTCCACGGCGCCTATTTCCCGGACTTCGAGTACCGGGCGTTCTTCGAGCACCTGTACTCCAAGGGCTACTGCCGCGACGAGCGCGGGAAGCGCTGGAGCGAGAGTCGGGAGAAGTGGGTCGCCGGCTTCCGGCACCAGCACCCGAAGGCCAAGGGGCGGCCGTTCATGTACATCACTGGCGACTTCGTGGATAACAAGGGTCGCCGTCAGCAGTCGGTGCGGGTGCGGCCCGGGAAGTACGAGCTGGACTTCGTCCGGGCCCTCGTGAAGGACGGCCTGCCGCTGAACCCCGCCAGGACCGTGCCGAGTCTGCCGGAGCTGTCCACCCGTACCCGCAAAGCCATCGCGTCCCCACCTGCCGTCACCGACGACTCGGGCAGGGACGACATCGAGAACATTTTCGAGCGCGAGGGCGGTGCCTGGTGACTCGCCTGAACACCGAGCCGATCCCGGCCGCTGAGACCCACTCCGTCGCCACCAGCGCGGACCTGCGCCCCAGCGGGAAGATCATCTGGCTGCACATGAGGTCGGTCGCCGACCCGCAGCGCGTGGTGGACCTGGCGGCAGCCCTGCGGCTGGACAGGCAGACCGTCACCCGGAACCTGCGTGCCCTCGCCGACCACGGCCTGGTCCGCCAGGTCAACGGCGTCTGGATTTCGGAGCCGGGGATCTCCCGCGACGCCGCCCCGCGGGAGTGGGAGGAGAACCGGTGACCGCCCTCGACCCCGACAGCCTCCTGGTCGTCTCCGGCCCCCCGCGGGTCGAGGACGTCACCGAGGACCGCGACGGCTCGATCGAGAGCATCACCACCTCGCCCCTGCGGGTCTTCGAGAAGCGCCCTGACGGCAGCCTGCTGGAGCTGCACGGCGACCACAAGTGCCGGGCCCTGGAGGCGTTCTGGGCCTCCGTAGACCCCACCGGCGAGCCGCAGGAGGGCCCGTGCTGATCGGCCTCGCCATTGAGGTGCTCGGCATCCTCATGCTCCTGGTCGGCGTCTTCCGCAACGACGGGAGGTCGCGATGATCATCGACGAGCTGGCCGACGCCCTCGTCGAGCACCCGGACGGGGTCCTCGACCTCGGGGTCCTCCTCGGCGTCCTCCACGACCTGGCTGGCGAGGACCTCGCCGGGATCCACGAGGTCCTCCGCGAGGTCCCCGACCCCGTCCCCGGCGTCACGCGGGCCGAGTTTGCCGTGCGGGTGCGCCTGACCGCGCTGGGGGTGCGGAGGTGACCGCGGTCCACGAGTGCTTCGTCTGCGGCGAGGTGGACTACACCCCCACCTGCCCGCGGTGCTTCAGCCGATTGAGTCTCACGCTCGCCGAGCTGCCCGAGGAGCACACCCGGTTGATGTTGGAGTACCAGCCGTCACGAACCGGCGGCGACGGACGGTCCGCTACGGCCGTCCACGCCCCGCTCCCCTGCCGCCTGGACGTCCTATCCCTGCTCGGCCCGGCGAGCCGTCAGAACCCCTCTGACGCCCGCGACCAGGTCGGTCCTGTCCCGTTCGCCGCGGTGCTGGCGGGCTGGGTCGGGGTCCTCGACGAGGAGCGCAACCTGACACCCTGTCGCCGGAACGTCACGGCCATGACGGAGCGGTTGGCGGCACACCTGGGTTGGATCTGCACGCGGCCGTGGGTGCGGGACTTTTTCACGGAAATCGAGGAGCTGCTGAAGGCCGTCAGGAAGATCACGTTGACGGAGACCAGGATGGAACTGGTGAGGGGCCTCTGCTGCCCATCGTGCGGGAGGTTCTCGATGGTCAGGTACGTGCCGGACAACTACGCGGCGCGGTGCCGGTTCTGCGACTCGATCCGGCTCGACCAGTCCGACCTTGACGCCCTCATCCGGGGCCAGGTGACGGAGCAGACACCGCCCGACGACATCAACCGCGAGAGCCCTGACGGGCCTTGACGGTATCGTCGTCGGCACAACCGAAGACCGCCTGCGGGCCCCCGGACCGGACTCTCACCTCACGAGCCGGGGGCCCCGAGCACAAGGAGATCTGACCTCCCGTGCCCAACCGAGAACTTATCGTGCCCTCGTCACCGACGGCACGGCAGACGCCTGTTGACGGCGTCCTCCGATCCCGCCAGAGAACCCAGCTCGCCCTCGCCACCTCGGCAGCCGTCCTGACCGCCGCTCTGACGGCCGTCAGCTTCTGGCTGAGCTACGAGCATTTGCACGACGTCTCCACAACCCACCAGCTCCATGGGGCCCGCGCCTGGGCCTGGCCCGCGACCATCGACAGCTTCATCGGCATCGGTGAGTTGTTGATCTTGAGAGCCTCCCTGATGCGCCGCGTGGACTGGTGGGCCATCGCGCTCACCTCCGTCGGGTCGCTCGGGTCGATCGCCCTGAACGTCAGCGGCGTCGGCACGACCGCGTCCCTCCTGGACTACGTCGTCGCCGCCGTTCCGCCCGTGGCCGCGTTGCTCGCCTTCGCCGCCTTGATGCGCCAGGTCCACGACTTCCTCGTGGCCCGTCAGCAGGCCTCGCCGACGCCCGTCACGGTCCCTCAGGCCCCCGTACAGGACCTCCCGGAGCCCGAGGTCGAGGAGACCGCTCCGGAGCCCCAGGACGAGCCCCTGGCGACGCCGAAGCGGGAGCCCGTCAGGGAGCCGGAGCAGTCCACCGAACCGCCGACCCAGCGAGAGCAGATCGACGTGACCGTCCGGGCTCTGTACGACTCCCTCGGCAACCGCCGTCCCGCGACCCGTCACATGCGCCAGGCCCTCCGTGACGCAGGCCTGCCGTGCTCCGACGGCACCTGCCGCGAGGCCCGCAAGCGCGTCGAGCAGGCCGAGCCCGCCCTCCGGAATCTCCCGGACGCCCTCGCCGCCTGAGGCGAGCACCCGCCACTTCCCTGGTGCGCTGCGCTCGCCGACGGCTTGAGCACGCGCGCCCTCCTGCCCGGAGGACGCCCCATGTCCGAGAACACTCCCCCGCCGCCTGACTATCCGCCGCTGTACGCCCCCTGGGGGCCCGAGCCCGAGATCCACGTCACCGTCACCACCGAGGCCCCGGAGAAGCCCGTGGAGCCCCGCTGGGACTGGAGCTGGACGCAGCTCACAACCAACGCCTGGACGGCCGCACTGGCCTTCATCCCGGCGAACATCTGGGCCAGGGTCCTCAACGACGTCCACACCGAGCAGGACCTGAGCGGCGCCTTCTTCATAGCCGGACTCGGGGTCCTGGTCACCACCGTCCGCTTCGCACAGCGTCGCAACTGGATGCGCCGGACCCTGGTGTGGATCGCGGTCCTCGGTGCGGCCTTCGCGCTGCCCGTGTTCGCCGCGATGGTCCACGTCCTGACGGGTGGTGGCCGATGAACACCCCCACGACCGCGACCGTCACCCTCGGCAGCGTGGCCATCGGCCTGGCCGTCATCGCCTGGCACGTCAGCCGCTGGTGGAAGGCCGGGGGCGGTAAGGGCGGCCCCGGTGGTCGTGACCCTAAGCTCCTGCTCCCCTTCGCCAGCTCGGTGGCGCTCGGTCTGGTGGCGGCCACCGCCGCCGGGGGCCTGGTCGGCGCCGTCGCCTCCCTCGTCCTGGGGATGGGCAACAGCCTGGGCAACTGGAGCTTGACGGGCCTCACCGGCACCTCGACGCCCGGCGTCACCAGGAGCGGCCACAAGGCCCTGAGTCCCGGTGGCTCCGTGGCGCTGGTTCTTTACCTCACCGTGCTCGGCGCCCTGTGGAAGTCCGGCGGCAAGATCTTCCAGGGGAAGGTCCTCGCCGGTGTCGTCGCCGGGATCCTGCTCGGCCTCGCGGGCGGGTTCAGCGGGGTCGCCTCCGCCACCGTGGTCACCGCCTTCAACGGCATCGGAGACCACCTGACGGGGCTGCTGTGAAGCGCCTCGGGACCGTCGCCGACCGGCTCGCTCGGGGCTCCGGAGTGCTCTCCCTGCGCCTCGCCCGGGGCACCGTGGCGTGGCTGAAGGGCGGCAAGGGCGTCGGCGACTTCGTGATCCGCCTCGGCTTCTTCGCGCTGCCCTGCTGGATCGCCTGGACCCTGGTCATGGCTGTCAAGGAGCTGATGTGGGTCGTGGTCGCCGCCTGGTGCATCGCGGCCTGGAGAGCAGCCCCGCCGGCCAAGCCCCGGACCACTCCCCCGCTGCGCCCTCCCGCCCCTTCTAAGGGCGAAGAGGCTGGTCAGGAGACGCGCCCCTCGGTGGGGGAGGGGGGCGTCACCACCCGGCGGGTGCACAGCTGGCCGGACCCGGAGCACCCCCGCAGGACCCACGTCCGCGTCGAGGAGATCCCCGCGGACTCCGAGCAGTAGCACCGCAAGCCCCGGGACGGCCGTCATCCGCCAAGACGTCCGGCCGTCCCGGTCCCCATCCCGATCACGAGACAGGAGCGCCAGGATGGCACTCAACAGCAACTTCCCCATAGCCCCCGGCACCAGGCCGGACCCCCGCTTCGAGACCGTCTACGACCCCGCCAGGGGCGGCCACTACCCGGCTCCCGACAAGCGCGCCGAGGAAGAGGCCCCCAAGGTCCCGGAGAAGAAGGCCTCGTGAAGCGGGACGACGAGCGGTACGGCGCCGATTACGCCGTGATCGAGGGGGAGCTGACCGGAGCCCAGCCGATGGAGTTCGCGGAGTACGCGGGCTTCCTGGCCAACTACGGCCTCCGGCTCAGGGAGCTGGCCTCCAAGCACCCCTTCCCCGACGGCGCGTTCGTCCACCTGAGAACGTACGCCGACGAGGTCCTGGAGGAGCTGCACCGGGACAAGTAACGACTCGGTCGACTCCCCTCCGGCAGCGTCACCGTCTTCGCCATGATCGCCCCATGGACGTGGACCTTGCGGTGGGGTGGATCGGTCTCGGCGGAGCAGCCATCGGTGCGGGGGCGGCCGTCCTCGGCGGGTGGCTCCAGCAGAGGGCGCAGGCGAAGGCGGATCGGGAGCAGCGTAGGGAGGAGCGTCGGTACTCGAACGGACAGGCTGCGCTGGAGATGCTCATACGCTTCCGTGAGGCCAACATGCGACGGACCGAGGATCCCGGGGGCATGCAGGATTTCACCGAGGCGCTCGTGGAGTTCGTCATGGCCTTCGACGCCGCCCTCTACGTCGTGTCCGATGCCGAGGAGATGCGCAGACGGGTGTTGGGGATTATGCGTGTTGCCGCTGACTGCATCGACTTGACCCGCACCCACCCCGAGGCCAAACGGTGGGCCCAAACGATGTGCACGGAGTCCATCAGGGTGCTCTCCGCCTTCCTTCGAGAGGAACCTCTTCCGCGACCCTCCACCGAGTTCCTGGAACATCGCCAGATCATCAGAGCCCACAACCAGGCCCAGAGCGACGCGTCGTAGAGATGCTGACGGCATTGCCCAGAGGCGGGGGTGCGACATGGACACTCCGATGGGTGGGGACTAGCGCATAACCGCTAGCACAGTGCACAATGAGTGTCAGCAGCACCTTTGCGCCTTCTCGGTCAGGCCCCGACTCCACTGGAGACCCGGGGCCTGACCGCGTTCCAGGGGAGCCTGAACGTGGACGACGAGATCTGGATGACGGCCCAGCAGGCCGCGGACCACTGCGGCGTGAAGCCGTTCACCATCTACTCCTGGGAGCGCCGCGGACACCTGAAGGTCGGTGGGCTCGACGAGCACGGCCACAAGCTCTTCCGGCTGCTGGACGTCGCCGACGCCGAGCTGACCACCCGGGCCAGGGCCAGGAAGCGCGTGCTGACGTCCGCCGCCTGACCGCACTGCCCGGACCCGCGAACCTCTGGAGAGCCCCATGGCCACCCTGCACACCACCGAGCAGGTCCCCAGGCCCCTCAGCCTGGAGTACGGCCCCCTGCTGAGCATCTACCGGGCCGCCCACACCTCCACCCGGATGCAGAGCACCGACACGATCGAGTGCACCATCGCCGAGTTGCTGGCGTTCGCCGAGGACCTCAAGCCCCTCCACCGTCCCGACAGCGGCCCCGTGGACGTCGGCGACGCCTACACCACCGGGGTCATCCCGGGGCAGGCCACGCTCTTCTGACGGTCGTCAGCGCCTGACCAGTTACCCGTCACCACGCACATGCGAGGGGGTGAGCCGGCCATGGCCCGCACCTTCTCCCGCGAGGACGAGGAGCAGCTCCGTCAGCTCCACGCTGACGGCGTCAGCAGGAACCGCATAGCGCAGGAGATGAGCTGGTCGGTCGGCACCATCACCACGCACAGCCGACGCCTCGGGTTGAGCTTCGACCGCTCCGCGACGAGGGAGGCCGTCGAGGCCCGTCAGGTCGACCTCAAGGACCGCCGTCAGCGGATCCAGACCCAGCTCTACGACCTCGCCGAGCGGAACATCCGCCGGGCGCAGGACCGGTACCTGATGACGGGCGTCGACAACCTCGGTGCGTTCGTGTCGGAGATCCTCCCGGAGCCCCCGGCTCGCGAGACCAAGGACCTCACCCTGGCGGCCTCCAGCGCCCTCACGAGCGCCGTGAAGCTCGCTCAGGTCGACGGCGGGGATGTGGGCCGGGAGCAGGCCGCGGGCCTCCTCCAGGGCCTCAGCGACGCCATGGCGACCGCTGCCCGGGAACTGGGGGGCGACGATGCCGACGAGTACGGCTCGTAGCACCCGGTTCCTCCTGGAGCGCTTCAGCCCGAAGCAGATCCTGAGCATCAACGCGGCCAACCGGAGGATCAACCTCTGGGAGGGCGCGGTCTCGTCGGGTAAGACCATCGCCTCGGCGTGGGCCTGGATCCTGTTCGTCCGCCAGGCGTCGACCACCGGCGAGCTGGCCATGATCGGCAAGACTCGGGACGCGCTGTACCGCAACGTCCTCCAGCCCATGATGAACCCGGAGATCTTCGGGGAGCTGGCGGCCCAGGTCGAGTACACGCCGGGCGCGGTCACCTGCCGGATCTTCGGCCGGCTCGTCCACGTCATCGGCGCGAACGACATCAAGGCCGAGAACAAGATCCGCGGCATGACGTGCGCCGGGGCGTACGTCGATGAGGCCACGCTGCTCCCGGAGCCGTTCTGGGACATGCTCCTCACCCGCATGCGGGCAGTGGGAGCCAGGATCTACGCGTCCACGAACCCGGACGCGCCTACGCACTGGTTGAAGGCCAAGTTCATCGACGACCCCGTCCAGCGGCAGTCGATGAAGGTCTTCAGCTTCGAGCTGGACGACAACGTCCACCTGGACCCGGCGTACGTCGCGCACGTCAAGGCGAGCAACTCGGGGCTGTTCTACAAGCGCTTCGTCCTCGGCCAGTGGGTCGCCGCCCAGGGCGCGGTGTACGACATGTTCGACCACGCCGCCCAGGTCGTGGACATCGTCCCGCAGATCCGCAGGTGGATCTCGGTGGGGATCGACTACGGCGCGACGAACCCGACGCACGCGGTCCTGATCGGCCTGGCCGACGACCGGCGCCTCTACGTCGTCTCGGAGTTCCGGTACGCCCGGGGCGCGAACAACGTCACGCTGACGCAGGCGGAGACCTCCCGGCGCCTCATCCGGTGGCTGGACGACGTACCCCGGCACGGCCGTGTGAGGCCCTCGTACGTCGTCGTGGACCCCGGTGCGGCGAGCTTCAAGACGCAGCTCCTCCAGGACGGCCTGAACCCCACAGCGGCTGACAACAGCGTCCTGGACGGCATCCGGCTGGTGTCCAACCTGCTGGCCAACAACCAGCTCATGATCCACAGCTCGTGCAAGGAGCTGCTCAAGGAGATCGCCTCGTACACGTGGGATCCCAGGGCCGCCCTCGACGGCTTCGACGCGCCGCTCAAGCAAAACGATCACGGGTGCGACGCCCTTCGCTACGCCCTGTTCAGCACCCGCCTGCTCTGGCAGCACCAGCTCCGGCTGGCCGCCTGACGACGACAGCGCAGCGGAGGTGAGCGATGCCTCTGCCTGCTGGTGGAGAGACGCCCTGGCCGCCCCCGGAGCAGCACCCGGTGGCCAGGAAGCTCACCGAGTGGTCGGCCTGGTACAGCGGCGACACGGACGCCCTGACGTCCGTCTACTCTCTCGCCGGCACCTCGGCCTCCCACACCGCCCAGCAGTTCTTCCGGAGCGACAAGCCCCCGGGGGCAGCCGGGCCCGCAACGGCCGCCAGGACGTTCTGGGGCGCTCCCCTGGCGCCGGGCACCCAGCGGACCAAGCTGCACGCCCCGGTGGCCTCCGACCTCGCCGAGTTGTCCGCGAACCTGCTGTTCGGCGAGATGCCGACGTTCACCAGCCCCGACAGCCGCACGCAGAAGGAGCTGGACGCCTTCCAGGGCGACGGCCTGCACGCCTCTCTGCGGGAAGCTGCCGAGACCTGTGCGGCCCTCGGAGGCGGGTACCTGAAGGTCGTCTGGGACGAGACCCTCGCCGACCGCCCCTGGCCGGTCCCGGTGTCCCCGGAGATGGCCGTACCGGTCTGGACGTGGGACCGCCTGCGCTCCGTGACGTTCTGGACGGTGCTGGCCGAGGACGACGAGCACACGTACCGGCTGCTGGAGCTGCACGAGATCGGCTCGATCTCGTACGGGCTCTACCGGGGCACGCCGACCGAACTCGGGGAGCGGCTCCCGCTCTCCGCGTACGAGGGCACCGCGGACCTGGCGGAGACGTACGGCGACGACGGCGTGATGCTGACGAACCTGCCGTGGCTCACCGCGTGCTACGTCCCCAACGTCCGCCCCAACCGGGTGTGGCCCGGGATCCGGTGCGCCGCCAACCTCGGCCGCTCGGACTATGCCGGGATCGAGCTGTTCCTCGACGCGCTGGACGAGGCGTGGACGTCCTGGATGCGGGACCTGCGCCTGGCCAAGTCCCGGATCATCGTGCCCCAGGCCATGCTGGAGACCGACGGCCCCGGCCAGGGCGCACGCGCCGACCTCGACCGCGAGGTCTTCGTGGGGGTCCTGGGCCTCGAAGCGGACATCACGCTCAACCAGTTCGCCATCCGCGTCGCCGAGCACCAGGCCACTGTCGAGGCCCTCTTCCAGCAAATCGTCACCAGCGCCGGGTACTCCGTGCAGAGCTTCGGCGGTCAGGGCGACGTCGCTGTGACGGCCACCGAGGTCGAAGCCCGCAAGGAGCAGTCCCTCGCCACCAGGGCCGCCAAGATCCTCTACTGGCGCCCCGCCCTCCAGCACCTGTTCCAGGCGCTCCTGGGCATCAGCCGCGAGGTGTTCGGCCACCAGTGCAACCCGGAGGCCGGGATCGACGTGGCGTTCCCCGCAGCGGTGCAGCCGTCCCTAGCCGACATGGCGGAGACGCTGTCGCTGCTCTCGGCGGGCAGGTCGATGTCCACGTTCCTGCGGGTCCAGACCCTGCATCCGACGTGGACCAAGGCGCAGGTCCAGCAGGAGACGGACCGGATCCTCGGCGAACAGCCGGCCCCGGCGGCAAGGCCCGCCGTACCCCCGCCGGTCCCACTCCCCCAGTAACCGCCAGGCCGCCAAGGCGCGGTCAGGCCCTTCGACGAGCGTCACAAGGAGGACGACGTCATGAGCACCCCTACCGAACCGCAGAACCCGCAGCAGGGCGCTGGAGAGCCGGGCAAGGCCCCGGAGTCCCAGAACCCGCAAGCGCCCGCGAACGGCCCCCAGGGCGGTACGCAGGGCCAGGCTGACGGCGGTACCGGCAAGGCCCCGAAGTTCGAGGGCGAGTACGACCCCGCCAAGGCCGCGCGCCTGGTGGAGAACCTGCGTGCCGAGGTGGACGCGGAGAAGTCCAAGCGGACCGAGATGGAGACCAGGTTCTCCGGGTTCATGGACAACTTCGCCAAGCTCTTCGGCGGTGGTGAGGAGAAGAAGCTCACCCCCGAGCAGATCGCGCAGAAGGCCCAGGAGTCCGACCAGAAGGCCCGCGAGGCCACCGTGAAGCTCGCGGTGTTCCAGACGGCGGGCAAGCACGGTGCGGACCCCGACGCTCTGCTCGACTCCGCCTCGTTCGTGCGGGCCATCAGCAAGCTTGACCCGGCGTCCGACACCTTCGCGGCCAACGTCGACAGCGCCATCAAGACGGCCGTCGAGAGCAACGCCCGGCTCAAGGCGCAGCCGACCGCACCGCAGGTCCCCGCCAAGGGCGGAGTCGACATGGCGGGCGGCACCACCGGCAAGCGCCAGCTCACCGCCGCCGAGGTCGCGCACCTGGCCAAGTCCAACCCCGCCGGGCTGGTCAAGGCCCGCGAGGAGGGCCTGCTGAAGGACTACCTCGCCTCCTGACGAGAGCCGCCCAGGGCCCGAGCGGACCCGGCCTCGTCACCCCCGGCTGACGCACGAGGTGCACACGCCGCGTCCCTATCCCCCTGAGCCCATTTGGAGCGCTCATGCCCTTCAAGCCGGAGATTTGGGCCGCTCAGGCCCTGACCTCCCTCCGCAAGACCCTGGTGTACGCGGGCCCCGGCGTCGTGAACCACGACTACGAGGGCGAGATCAAGAAGGTCGGCGACACCGTCCACATCAAGATGATCGGTGACGTCACCGTCCGGACCTACAGCACCGGCGACACCATCACGTACGAGGACGTCCCCGACGCGGAGATGGCCCTCAAGGTCGACCAGAGCGACTACTTCGCCTTCAAGGTCGACGACATCGATCGCGCCCAGGCGGGCGACGAGATGGCGCAGCGCACCGACAACGCCGCCTACAAGATGTCCGCGAAGGTCGACTCGTACGTGGCCGGCTTCTACATGCAGGCCCAGTCCGCCAACGTCATCGACACCACCGCCATCACCACCGGCGACGCCGCGTACGACGCCCTGGTGGACCTCAAGGTGGTCCTGGATGAGGCGGACGTGGAGCCGGGCGGCCGGTACGTCATCGTCCCGAGCTGGTACCACGGCCTGCTGCTGAAGAACGACAACTTCGTCAACGCCGAGAAGGCGGCTGACGGCGGTCAGGCGCTGCGCAACGGCCAGGTGGGCAGGGCCGCGGGCTTCGACATCCTGATGTCGAACAATGTCCCCATCATCACCGGCGACGACTACGCGGTGACCGCTGGCGTCAACGGCGCCATTTCCTTCGCCGACCAGGTCAGCGAGATGGAGACCCTGCGCCTGGAGACCACCTTCGCCAACGCCGTGCGTGGCCTCCACCTGTACGGCGCGAAGGTCGTCCGTCCCGACGCGATGGCCGTACTGAAGGCGTCCCGCACGGCGCTCTGACAGCCGCCACCCAACCCTGAGAGGTAACCACCCATGGCGCGAACCGACGTGCCGATCTCCGTCCTCGTGGGTAACGGCTCGCTGGCCGACCCCGCCGGGACCACGATCGACGCCGCCAACGACCACTCGATCAGCCTGGCCACGGTGCACTCCGAGGAGCTGCTCATCCGGGTCACCAACACCGCCGGGGCCGACCACACGGTCACCGTCAAGGCGGGCGGGGCCAACCCTCCGGCCTGGCGCGGCGGGCAGGGCGACCTGACCGTCACCGTCCCCGCGACGAGCGGCGTGGCCTGGATCGGCCCGCTGTCCAGCTCCCGCTTTCTCCAGGCGGGCAACGTCCTGAACGTGGACATCGAGACCGGGCTCACCGGCAAGATCACCGCGTTCAAGGTGCCCCGGGGGACCTGACCCATGGCCGAGACCGCGCACTTCCGGGGCGAGGGCGGCCACGTCTGGGAGATGGACCTCCCGCTCGGCGAGCACCACGCCCGCGAGCACCAGGAGGGCCGCCTCCTCCGGGTCAACCCCGACGGGTCCGCGTACGTCGAGCCGGCCAGCGAGCCGGAGACCCCCGAGACCCCGGCGCCCGAGGCCCCGAAGAAGCCGAACAAGGCGTCCTCGAAGGCCGACTGGGTGGCCTGGGCAGTCCACCAAGGCGAGACCCGGGAAGCCGCTGAGGCGGTCACCAGGGAGGCCCTCATCGAGCGCTACCACGGCGCTGACAGCACCGAGGAGAACGCCTGATGGCCAGGACAGCACTGACCCCGCAGCGCTTCACCACCCTGGGCTTGGCGCCCACCTACGTGACCCCGGACGCCTCGGGCGTCTCCTTCCGCTCCAGCAACAAGCAGGTCCTGCACGTGAAGAACGGCTCGGCGGCTTCGGTCACCGTGACCCTGAAGATCGGGATCACCGTCGAGGGCCAGGCCGTCACCAATCCCACCGCCTCGGTGGGCGCGGGGGCGGACACGTTCTTCGGGCCGTTCTCCGACGCCTACGACCAGCCGGACGGCACGGACACGGTGTTCGTGGACCTCAGTGCGGTCGCGGACGTCGAGGTGGCCTGCCTGACCCTGTGACGGGAGGCGTCATGGCGCCCTATGCCACGGTCGCGGAGTTCGCGGACTTCCTCGACCCCGACCCGGTGCCGGCCAACGCGGCCCGGCTGCTGGCCAACGCCTCCCGGAAGCTCGACCAGGTCCTGATCGGTGCGATCTACACCACCGATTCCGACGGTCTGCCGACCGATCCGGACCTGGCGGAGGTCTTCCGGGAGGCGACGTGCCTCCAGGCGCAGTACGTCGCCGACCTCGACGACGAGACGGGGGCCAAGGCCAACGTCTCCCAGATGCGCGTCGGGAACGTGTACGTGACGCGGGCCCTGTCCGTCGTCGGCGACGGCACGCCCCGGGTGTCCCCGGAGATGGTCACGCTGCTCCAGGCCGAGGGCCTCATCCCGGTGTACCCGGTCGTCTGGGGGTGAGCGGTGCTCCCGTTCACGACCGACACCCTGGTGGTGGTACATGCCGGGACCGTCCTCGACCCGTACAACAACGTGACGCGGGACTGGGCGGGCGCCACACGCACCACGGTCCGCGGCGTTGTCCAGGGCGAGTCCTCGCTGGAGGCCACAGACGGCCGCGACCAGACCGTCACCACCTACCGCTGCTTCCTCCCGGCCGGCACTGCCGTCACCGCCCAGGACCGCCTGGAGTGGAACGGCCTGGTGCTGGAGGTCGACGGCGATCCGTTCTCGTGGAAGGCGCCGGGTTCCGCCCTCGACCACGTCGAGGTCGTCGGGAAGGTGGTGGCGGGGTGAGGATCACCGACGTCTCGGTGGACGAGGCCGCCCTCGCAGCGCTGCTCCAGGCACCCGGTGTGCAGCGGGACATGCGCCGCCGTGCTGAGCGGGTCGTGCAGGCCGCCAAGCGGACCGCGCCCGTGAGGACCGGCGAGTACCGGGCCAGCATCCACGCCGAGGACGGGCCCGACGGTTCGGTCCTCGTCGTCGCCAGCGCCCCGTACGCCCTGTACGTCGAGCACGGCACCCGGCAGCCCGGTCATCCGGCGCACTTCACCCTCACCAACGCCCTCGACGCCGCAGGAGACCCCTGATGCGCTTCCGTCTCGCGTTCTGGATGCGCGACCACCCGCACGCCCTGCCCGGTGACGTCGTGGACGTCCCGGACGACCAGGTCCCCGCCCTCGTGAAGGCGGGCATCGGGCACGTGGAGCCGCCTGAGCCGCTCCCCGAGCCCGCGCCCTTGCCGGAGCCCGAGGAGGAGTCCTTCGTGCCGTACACGGCCGCCCAGTAGCCCGGAGGGGAGCACCACGTGGCGCTTCCCGATGTCGAACTGCTCGTCGTCCAGTACCTCGTCGAGGCCACCGGCCTGCACGCCTGCACGGACCGGCCTGACGGCACGCAGTTCACCGACCGCCTTCCGCTGGTGCAGATCACCCGTACCGGCGGCCCCCGGGCGCTCCCGACGTGGAACGGCCGGTACGTCGCCGATGACGCCCGGTTCTCCGTGGACGTGTTCGGCGCGTCCAGGCAGGAGGCCAACGACGCCGTAAGCACGGTCCGGCTGGCTCTGGAGGGCCTCAAGGGCGCCGTACGCGACCAGGGCGCGGTCTCCCGCGTCTGGGAGGAGGTCGGCCCCGGCGTGCGCCCCGAGGAGCCGAACACGGGCGTCGTCCGGATCGGCTGGATCGCCGGGCTGACGGTCCGCCCGCTTTGACCCACACCACACCACCGCCCGGTTTCGGGCTCACCCACGGCCCTCAGGGCCACCACCAAGGAGAACCGCATGGCCATTGAGCCCGTGATGCTCGGTGTGGGCGGCTTCGCGTACGTCGCGCCCGTCGGCACCACCGCCCCGACCACGCCCTTCGACACATGGCCGGACGGCTGGACCAACCTCGGCGACGTGAGCGAGGACGGTCTGGTGGAGTCCCTCGGGGAGGAGCGCATCCAGATCGGGAAGTGGGGTTCGAACACCCCGGTCCGGTCCCAGGTCACCCAGCGCACCAGCACGTTCAAGGTCGTCCTGATCAACATCACGGCCAACGCGCTGGCGCTGTACTACAGCGTGCCCGTCGGCGACATGACGTCCTCCGGGACCGGCGACGCCCAGTTCCTCTCCTTCGCCGACCCGGACACCACCGACCCGTACGAGGTCGCACTGGGCTTCGACGTCCTCGACGGCGACCGGCACTGCCGCTTCGTGGCCGCCCGCGCGGAGGTCACCGTCAAGGGCGACCTCACGTACAAGGACGACACCCCGGTGGGCTACGACCT